GCGCGGTTCATCGGAGGACACTCGACATCGCCGCTGAGCATCGTGCCGGTCCAGTTGTAGCTCTGGCTCGAAAAGGTGAACGGCGAGATGTTGCGGGCGACCGCGCTGATGGCCGAGAAACGCAAGGAAGCGATGCGAATCGCGGCGGGAGGGGTGAGAGGATAGGAGATGGCCATAAGCGTCTAGGAACTCAAGCAAACGCGCTACGATACGATCCCCCGCGCCGCACCATGTCGGGAATCTCGGCCTTGAGCCGCCGACGCTCTTGTTCAAGGATAGGCACAAGCTCCGCGCGCGAGACGCCTGCGGCGATGTTGTAATTCACCGTGACGCCGCCCGAGCCCCCGCCGCTGCTGCCCATTGCGCCGTTGGGCACGATGCTGCCGGACGAGTGCGGCACGAATAGCTCGGGGCCTTTTTCCCCGACCATGTAGGCACCGCCTGCGCCGACGGGTCCGCCTTCGGCGCGGAAGCCTGTGAAAAGCGCGTCGCCGATTCCCTTGGCGAGCGGTGCGGTAATTTGCTGGCGGAAGACGAGGCGGAGCAAATCTTGCCCGAGATCGCGCACGACCTCGCCGAGTTTTTTCCCGCTCAGAATTGCATCCTCGAAACTTTGTGCGATTGCTTGGCCTGCATCCATCGACAACTTGCGGCGATCTTGCTCAAGCGGGATCAGTTGTTTATTTATCTCAATTTGCTCTCTCTTCAAATCGTTCTGAAGTTTGATGCCTTCAATCGTCCATGTATCCACGTCGTTGAGTTCATCTTTAATCTTAATTTCCCTAACCGTCAAATCATTATACAATTTTGCTTTGTCGATTGTTCCTCCTCTAACAATCCTCAATGCCATCTCAGTTTCAGCGAATTCTCTTCTGAGTTTATTATATTCATCTTGCCCAGCAACAACCTCATCCCATTGCTTCCCATATATCCCAGCCAGTTGAATTTGAACTAGATTCAAATTGTTTACAGCTTTCTGGACCTTTACCTGTTCTTCTAAGTTGGTGGGCTTTTGCGCTATGATCTCGCTCAATCTCCTCTCTTCTAGCTGCATGAGCTTCAAATTTATAAGATCGGTATTTTTCACTTTCTGCAAGGCCACAGCACTCGCGAATGTTTCGTCGCTCGCCTTGACAAGTTCTTCCTGAAGTTTAACGACTTCTTCGGTTTGCCCTGTTGCCAACTCTGCAATCTTGTTTGCGATCTTGTCCGCGCTCAATCCAATCGCGAAAGCAAGCGACCGCATCACGTCCTTGACGTCCAAGTTTTTCGCCAGCGCGCGGCCAGCCTCGTTCGACGTGTTTTTCAGCTGATGCAAATTGTTCTGCACGCTCGCAAACGCCTGCGCCGTCGCATCGACCGCTTTGAGTGTGAATGATGCTTCAGCCATGGTGCTTCAGTTTTCGGTTTTGGTGCTCTATGTAAACGAGCCAGCCGTTAAGTTCCTGCGCTGGCATGGCGAGAATCTCGTAGGCGCATTTGTGAAGCCTATCAGCGAGAGCATACACGGTCAGGAAGTCGCCCGCCTCCCCGCCGTGAATCAGTTTTTTAAGTCGTCAGGCCTCGGCCCGTTTTCGGCCAGAATGGCGTTGGCGATGCGTCCGACGACGTTGCTGTCGGCCTTGTTCAACAGCGTCGGCTTGTGCTCGATCGTGAACAGCTTCGCGCCGTGCTCGTCCGTGGCTTTCATTATCAAAATGTCCACGAGAAGCTCCATGTCGTTCTCTTTGCTGCGACGGTAGAGCCGATTCTTTTCGCCGAGCGTAACCGGCGATGCGTGGACGACGAGCTTCCACTCGGGCACGTCAATTTTGCGCGTGCCGAGCGAGGCGAAGTGTTCCCGAACTAGGTCGATTGCTTCCATTGTGTTGTGTGTGTTTTGCTGCTGAGAAATTAGACGGCGGTCAGCGTGCTCAGAGCGCCGTTGCCCTCGAAGGCGATTGAGCCTTCTACGATGCCGTCGAACGAAGCCGAGATGTCGAATTTCGTCACGATTGCAGCGCCGGAATAGTACCGGTCGCCGGTGTCCGCGCCCTCTGGGTAAAGGTTGAGCGTGACCTGCGAGCCAATCGTAATGAGCAGTTGGCCGGCGTCGGTCTCGTCCCAATAGAGATCGCCCGAGGCAGACCACGTTTTCATCGTCGCGAGCCGCGTGCGGTAGGTGTCGCCGATGACGGAATCTTCGACGGTGTCTGACGAGTGGCTGAGCGAGTAGTTGCGCAGCTCGCCGATGGTGGTAGCCGAGATTTTGACGAGGCCTTCGCGGCCGAGGTGGTTTGCCATGTTAGTCGGTGGTTAAATAAATGCAGTTGAAAGTATGCCGAGCCGTGCCGAAGCGCCTGTCCTCGTCGGGCTCGATCACATAATCCACACTCGTCAAATGAAGATCGCGGCATTGCCCCCCAAGCGTCACGTCGGCGAGAACTGCGGCCTCGACCGCCGCGCTGCCGGTGTCGAAAAGGTCGTCGATCAAATAGGTTCCGCTCTCGGCAGTGAAGTAATCAACGATGAGTTGAAGCTGCCGGTATTGCGTGCGGTTGCTCGGCCCGAGCGTGCGCACCTCGATTTGCTCGCTGACTGCGTAAACGGCAGCGGCGGGAAACGAGATGCTTGCAATCGTGTTGTTTCGCCCGCGAAGGATGTTGGCGGTCGGAACGACGAGCGCGCCGGTGAGAGCGTTCGCCGTCGCGGTGCGGATGTTGGTGCGTGTGCTCATGCGTCAGATTTTATTGGCATCCCTCCGACAACGCGGGTGAAGCCGAGATTGACGGCGCGGTTTGCAAGAATTGCGCGATACTTCGAGATTGTGATTTTGTAACGAATCTTCAAGGCGCCATCGACCACGCGTTGGAGGTCAGGAATCTGGTTGCCGGTAGTCCGCGCGACCACGAACGGATTCGGACCAAAGTTCACCTGAGCGTTTCCAGCCTTTGCCATGTGTCGCCGAATCCACGACGGCACGCGCACGCCGCACGCCATTGCCGCAGCGGCGAATCCAGCCTTCGCGAGTCCGACCTTTTTTTGCGTGTGTTTAAGATACGCGTTCGCTGCTTGCTCCGAAACCCACATCTGGTCTTGTACCGCCCAGCGCCCCACCAGACTCCTCGTGACTTGCCTCCGCCTTCCGCGCTCGGTTCGATTTGCAAAATGGAAATCGCGCATCGTTCCAATGGATGCCGACTCTTGCCAGAACTTTCGGTAAATGCGGATTTTCTTGCCGCCTTCATTTCCGAGACTGACGCCCATCGTCTCGTGCCGCCCGCCGCGCGGTGGAACTTCCGTTGAATTTCCGATGCGCTGGAACAAGCCAATCTGAAATTCCTTGGCCATTTTATTCCCGCCGAACAAGTCGCCCAGAATCGCTTTCTCGCCCTGCTCCTTTGCGTTTGTGCTGAGTCCGCTTGCTTTTGTTTTCGTGATTTGCCCGCCCGTGACTGTCGCCACCGTTGGTCCTTTTTTCGTTTTGTCTCCGGTCGGCGGCGTGATCTGCATGACCGCCTTTGCGACGTAGGCGGCTTCCTGTTTCACGACTAGACCGAGATCGACCTTTGCAGCGTCGGCAAGTCTTGCGAGCGCATACTCTAGCTTCTTGGTGTCTGATGAAATTGAAATCATATCACCTTCGCGACGCTGATTTCGCAGCCCGCGCCCTCGGCGTCTAGCGTCACGCGCTCGATGAAGTAGGTGATGCTCGCCCGTGAAAGCGTCTGCGTGACTTTCGGCGTGGCGCTCACGCTCGACGTCAAAAGGAACACGGTAAACTTGCTATCTTCGCGGCGCTGGTCCTCGAAGTCGGCAAATGCATTGCTCGCCGCTGCCCAGACTCCAGTAACACTCACCCCCTGATAAGTAAACGAGACGCCCGCCTGCTCAAGTATCGCCGAGAAATCGGAGTTAATCTGCGTCGGGTCGAAGTCTCGGACTGCTGCCATACTTATGCGCCGCCTGTAAAATAAAACCGCGCGTGCATCTCTGGCCGGTTCGCGAGTAGCCACGGCTCGGCATCCTCGTAGCACCGCTGTGCGTCCTTCCCACAGGTCTGCGAGCCGACGTGGTGAACGTAGGCCCGCGAGATGAAATGCCGCCGCTTCATGTCCGCGCATTGCACGTCGTCCGAGAACCAATTGATCGGCGGGAAATCCACCCACGCGTCGCGGTGGACCCACGCGCAAATTGGCGCGATCACCGGCGTCTCGACGATATGCCGCTCGGACTGGTAGCGAAGAAAGTCGATCTTCCCGCGCCCGCTGCGCACGTTCTGCTCGCCGCGCGCGTAGTCCGAGCGCGTCGCGACGTAGCCGAGATCGGACACGACCTTGCGCAGATGCGCGACATCCGCGAGGAGCACCGCCCACGTCGTCGGCGTGAACACGATGTCATCATTGCAGACCAGAATCTCATCGTGCCGCTTGAACGCTTCGCGCGCGGCAAAGTTGTAGGCGTCTCCGAAGTTCGTGCCGATCTTGTGATGCACATACCGCTCGACCTCGCGCGGAATGTAGGCGTTGAGCGACGCGGTCATCACGTCGAGGCACGCGGCGTTAACCGTGCAGACGATGATTGCTGGCGTGCTCACGGCTTCTTGGCTGCGAGGATTTCCTTAATGTTCTCCGCGTCGATCAGCGTTACGCCGCTTGCGATGACGAGCTTGTCCCAGTCGTGGGGCGGCACCATGCCGTCCTCGATGTGAACCGAGATCATGGCGCGCTCTGTTGCCCGCGGCTGTCCTACGTCGTGGATAAATTGCTTAGACATCGCCATGGTTTCCTTGTCGTCGGGTCGCACGAGAAAGACGTGCTCGATGGTTTCCGGTTGCGCTGCCGTCCCGAGCCACGCCTCGCGAAATGACACCGAGCGCGTCGAGTCGCCGAGGGTTTTTTGCGTGAGCCGAATCGCGGGCTTCTCATACTTGTGGAAAGCCCACTGGAGCCCGTCCGCCTTCCTCGGCTTGTCCGCGAGCCGGTAGGAGCGCGCAGCGAGATCGAGACCGGCCCAGCCATACCACTTCACTTCGTGCGTCCACGGTCGGTCTTTTTCCTTCGGCTCCGGTAGCCACATCATTCGCTCCGCCCAGAAGCTCGCGCGCCTGCCGTCGTTGCGCTCAAAGGCCAGCATAATGATCGAGGCGATGGCCTCGCGGCACCACGGAAAGACCCCGTGCGCACCGAGCGCAAACTGCAAAGCCTCGCGACGCGACGCCACGAGCCGCGCAAGGTTGAGCTGCACTTCATAGCGAAAAGAGTCATCGAGATTCGGGAAGCTGAGCGCGATGCGCCCGAACTGCTCGGCGGCGGTCTTGTTGCCCGCGCAGTAGTGCTCTTGGTGGATGTAAAAATACTGGGTCGCCGACTCGGCCACGCTGCGCCCGAGGATTGCTAGGTTTCGCTTGCGATTGGATTGCTTGATCGACACCGGCTGATGCCGCCAAACCGGCACCGTCCATTCGTTGTGGAGATCATTCGGCAGCAGCAGCAGGTTTTCGTGGACGTCGTGGTGCCAGACGCGCCCCGAGGCGAACGCCGTGCGCCGAATGATGCGCTCACGTTGGAGCTTCTTGCCGGTGCCGCGCACGTCGTAAGGGCATCGCAGCATCAGCACGTCTTCCGTGAGTTCCTTGAGCCTTTCCCGCAGGTCCGCTGCATCGGTCAGCACGTCGTCGCAGTCCGCCCATAGAAGCCAATCGCCGGTGCCTTGGGCGAAGGCTTGGTTGCGCGCCCTCGCGAACGAATCGACGTGCCGCCACGCCTGCGCAGTGACGCCGTTGCGGTAGTCGGAGAACACCAGCGGGACCGCATTGCGCTCGCACCAGTCACGCGCGAGTTGTTCGGTGTCGTCGGGTTCCTGCGAGCCGATGGCGCGCACGAGTGAGAGTTCGTCGATGATGCCGACGAATGAATCGAGCATGGTCTTGATATGCGCGGTCTCGTTGCCGGCAATCACGCAGAGGGAAATCGTCATGTTGTGTGTTGCCTCCGGTGTGGCGAATCGCGCCGCAGCGTCAAAACAAAAAGCCCCACGCGGTGAGGCGTGGGGCTGTTCTGAAACCTAGTTTCGATTAGCTGTATTGGGTCGTCACGAGCTGACCCGCGTTCGCATTGACGATTTTTTCTGCCACATAGTGCGACGCCCGCACGATGTTGGATTTGATCGCCTCTTCGCGGTAGGTCGAGACGCCGATCGCTGGGCCATACTCGGACCAGTTGAGGGTGAAGCCTGCTCCACCGCCGAAGAATCCGGCAGACGCCTGCGTGACCGAGCCCACCCAGATCAGAGCGTTGCTCCATACATTCCCAGATGAGAAAGCGACCCCCTCAGGTGCTGTATCATAAGAAGCCCTACCGATCAAAACCTGACTGACGCCGAAGACTTCCGCCGCCGCTGCCGTCGAGGCATTGAGGATCGTGTCGGACGAGATTCCAGCGCCGCGCAAACGGTTTTGGAATTTCGTGCTCGCGCGAATCCGAGTGAATACGCTGGCCGACATAATGACGGACAAGTTCGTGACGCTCTCGCCCTTCGCGAGCAAGCGGTCGATGGCGTCCTGCACGTCGGCAGCGACATCGAACGTAGCGATGTTCGCGGTCGTGTATGCCGTGGCCGAGTTCGTCGCCGTGAAGACGGTATTGTCGAAGATTTTTGCGGCCACGCGCAGTTCGTGCGCGAGGAGCAATTTGCGTTTAGCGAGCTTGGCGGCGATCACCTCGGCGTCGAAGAATCGGGCGATGTCAAGGGTCACTGTATCGTCTACAGCCTCCTCGTATCCATATTCCAATGCCGTGTAGGTGTCTTGGTTAAACGCACGCGTTCCGCGAGCATAGGCGCTGTAAGCGGCGCGGTTCTTTACGTCACTCTTGAGGAGCTGACCCTCTTTGAGAACGAAGGAAGGGTACTGACCGGCGCGCACGGGCACGTCGAGGATCGGCATCGCTTGAACGCCGATAAGTCCGGCTTCATAGTCTTTTGCCTGCTCGACTACACCGGCGATGTCGCCGCGAAAAATGGCTGCTGAATTTGTGTACATGGTAAGATTTTTTAGGGTTTAGATGTTCTTTACGATCAGCTCGATGATCGCGCTTGCGTCAGTTGCGGTAGTCAGCGATTTGCCCACGGTCACAGTGCCGGTGATGGCCACGGTTCCGTTGGCGGTTGAGAAGACCGTGTCACCTACGGTGACCGGCCCAGCGAGCAGAGTGGCCTTGATAGTGGTGCCACCAAGGAACTGTACGGTGATTTGATCGCCAGAAGCAGCGTCGATCAGAGCGACGCCGTCAGGAAGCGAAGCGGTGGCGGCAAGACCGACCCCGCGGTTAGAGGAAATGGACACAAGGCGGAACGCGGTGATAGCCGAGTTCGCGACAAACGTGCCCGCATTTTGGAATGAAGTAGCCATGTTAGTATTTTTAGAGTTTCACGAGTTCGCCGCCCTGCACGCGCGCACGATAGGCGGCGTAAAGGTCGGCATGATTTTTGACCGCGAAGGAGATGGCCGAGGATTTGTCGCCCTTCAGCTCGGTGGCTTTGGCGGCGACGATGTCCTCGAACTTCTGCGCTTGCGCGACTGGTTTAGGAGCTTCCGCCGAGGCGATCGGGGCGGCGGGCGCACCGAAGGACTTGGCAAATTCTTTGACGGCAGCGAGCGCCGCAGCATTGGCCGCGAGTTGCACGACCTCAGTCTGTGCGCTCATGGCGGCGGGTTTTTCAACCGGAGGAGGAAGCGCGGCTTCGAGCTTCGCGAGCTTGTCGTTCATGCTCATCATGGCGGATTGGATCATCCCCTCGATGGCCTTTTTCATTTCTTCGTTCATGGGTAATTCGATTTCGATTTCTGCGGACGGTTGCTCGATTTCGCCGTTCTGAAGTTGTTTCAGTTTGCGCGCGAAGAGACCTGCGTTTGCGGCTGGCTCTGAAACGAGGTCAACCGAGTAGATTTCTGAGCACCGTTGCAAAGTAGTGAGCTTGTCCGCGCTCTTTTCCGACGGACCCGAGAACGCAATCGAGAGTCCGAACGTGTCAGGAATCCGCTCGGCGATCTCCAAGATGTAAGCGCGATGGACCGAGGATTCGAGCAAGTGCAAATCCCCGAGGAGCTTTTCGCCCTCGATGCGCAACGTGTCGATGTATCCGACGATGTCGCCCGCTCCGCCCGAGTGATCGAGCTTCACCTTGAGCCCGCCAGAGTATTGCTCCGCGGCCTTCTTGACCTGCTCTAGCGTCGTGCTGTCGATCATCACGCCGTGGCCCAAC